TACAATGTAAATACGCAAAGTAAAGCAAAGAAGGGTGAATAACTCGTTAAACAAATTCATTTTATACACATAGTTAAGTCAACTCAATGATTTCAGGCACTTACGATATGCAAGCATATCAGGCACTTAGCTGAACCAAAAGGCAGGCACAAGGGCAGGTCTATTGATTGCCAATCAAATGGTCTAGCAAAAGATACAATGAAAACAGATGGATACAAGGGCAATGATCGGCCATTATACGCATTTTATACGCCAGTGGCCCCCCATCAAGTTAATTTGGGTTGGGCGACTTACCCATTCAAATAAATCGCACTGAATTTTTAACCCTAGGATAATTATATATGGCAGGAAAAAAAGATAGTGATTTAGATATATTAGAGCAGTTTAAGAAATATACCAGTGCTGACTTGTCTGATAAGCGTACAAGCAGTGCTATCGCTTTGAAGCGCATTAGGACAGCATTGCAGCAAGAAGATAACAGCGCAATTAAGGAGATACTTATCAATGTGATATCTATAAACCTACATCTCGAAAAAACGCTGACTGATAAACTGATCCAGGAAAGCAACCTTGTGGATGATGAAGGTAATTTGTTGCCAGCTATCAGCAAGGACTTACTCAAGCTAAGGGAAAACACATTGAAGTATCTAAAAATGCTGCAATCAGTACAGAATAAAGGCACAGGTAAACAAGAAAAATCTAGCTTATGGGATATGATAGATGAATAATATACAGTTAATGAAAGAAGGAAATAGAATAATACGTGCAGCCAGGGAAACAGGAATATTGACCCAAGAACAATTACAAAAGCTAATTGAATTACAGGACAAGATGAGCAATGACTAAAATAACAAAGGATCAGCTAAGGGAATGGAGAAAGCCGCCAGAGGGCTTTTTTAAGTGGCTGGAGTTTGTAAAGCCAAAGGTACTTGATAGGAACAACAAGCTAGTACCTTTTGAGGTACAGGACTTTCAAAGTGAGATGTTTCAAGGCGCACTCGAGTGCGACTCAGAAGGCAACTATAAGTACAATACGCTTATATTCAGCCTACCCAGAAGGCACAGTAAGACCACTTGTGCAGGGCTTTTGGTCTTATATCGCTTTTGCTTATTCGCCAATGAAAACATAAAGGTCATTAGTAATTCCGAAAGACAGGCTTTGAGAGTCAACTTTAAAATGCTCAAAGACCTTATTGTAAATAGTAAGGTATTAAGCGAATGGGTAGGAGTAGAAAAAATACAGAGAACAAATATTGAGTTACCTGACCTTGGAAACAAAATTGAAGTTGTTGTTGGTAATATACCTTCTCTTTATGGTGAACGGATTAGCTGTGGATGGTTCAGCGAACTTCATGCGGCTGGAGACTCCCAGGCATTGCAGATCCTATCCAGTAGCCAAGGAGATGTGGCTAATGCTTGGACTATCGTAGACAGTACCACAGACCCTATAAATGGGCCTTTGCACTTGTTGGAGCAGACACAAGCCCATGATCCAAGCATTTACATATACCGCAAAGAGTACACTAGCCTTGCAGATGCCAAGAAGAAAAGCCCATATTGGATTAGTAGGTCATGGCTGGATAGTAGAAAAGCACAGCTACTGGATACCGAATTTGCCTCACAGCATCTAAACAAAAGATCACAGGCAGCAAATAGGCTATTCCCGGCTGAACAGCTTAAACAAAGCAAGGCCAAATATCCAAACAAGATAAGCAAGGAAGAGTTTGCACAGCTTATTGATGGGAGAAAATACGTCTGTGGAGGTGGCCTTGATAGAGCATATATGTTTTCAGCGCATGGTGATGCCACAATTTATACCACAGTTGCTAAGACCTCAGATACAGAAGGGGAAGCTCTATACTATGTGCTGAATCAGCAAAAGATCACAGCGGGCCTTGCCAAGAGCATAAAAAGAGAAATATTGGAAGATAACGCAAAGTATGGGCTAGAAAATGTGATCTTTGAGTCATATAACTCACAAGACCTTGCAATATGGGCCACAGAGCAGGGCATTGCCAATGAAGTTGTGCATGTGAACCAGAAAAATAAACTGGCCGCACTGATAGAGCTTGCCAATATTGTTAAAGAGCAAAGACTATTCTTTCCAGAGGAACTAACAGACCTGCACAAAGAAATGTCTTTGTTTAGCTATGAGTATAATCAAAATGGAAACATTGTCTTTGGCACAAGGAAAAAGAAGGACGATAGAATCTTTTCTTTGCTTTGGGCAGTGTGGAGTTTACGCAAGTCAGAGACAGTGATATACGAGTTAAATGATATAGTTTGTAATTCTAAGTCAAAACATGCTAAATATTGTTATCTCAGGAACGGAGAAATGATACTTAATTGTGCAAGCACTTGTGCAAGCCATAAGCAAGTCCAGGCCATGTATAATCAATACCGTACAGCAAACCCAGAGACTGAGCTAACCCTGCAGCAATTCTTTGCAAGGCTAGTCAAAGTCAGAGGTATTAGGACTTATAATAGTTTGTAAGAGGCGTAAGTATGAGAGGGCGAAGAAGGCGCAAGGCGGTACAGGAGCTAATCAGTATCAGCAGACACGTCAAAATGACGGAACTGCTCAAAAAATTGCACAAGAACATGGTAATTGTAACCCAAATAATTACAGGGGGTTGACAAGTTAACCCCAATGATTATATTATAATTAAGCATTTGAGCAAACGCTTTAAAGGAAAGATATGTATTTACTCGACACTACTTTCGCACTTAATCAGATACAGGACGAAAACACTAGAAGGAATGATGCCCGGAAAAGGCTTGATCTATACCAGGGCTTGCAACTGCCTTATGTACAGGACAGGCTAGAGTTGCACTTTTCAGATGTGACTAAATTTAGTCCAACATCTTTGAACATAGTCAAAAAAGTAATTGATGCCAAAAGTCAAATATACCAGAGGGATGCAGAACGCATTGTATCCACAAAGCGAGATCAAGAGCTATATGACAAGGCCCAGGAACAGTGTGCACTAGGTCTGAGGATGCGCCAGGCCAACCGCTTGAGTAAGTTGTGTGGAGTTGTTTTATTAAAAGTAGTCTATGGAAGGACATTTGACCAGATAGACATTGACTTAATAACTCCAGACATCTGTACAGTTGAAACAGGCAAGAGTCCCAAAGATGTTAGGTCTGTAACAATATCTTACTACCCGGCAGACGGTAAAGTCTCAGAATTAAAGCATGTCCGATGGACTCCAGGCAGCATACAGACCTTAGACTACAACTTTAATGTAACAAGCACTGAGAGCAATCCTTATGGCTTTTTACCCTTTGTGCCAGTGTGGAGTGAGCTACCTGTCAATGACTTCTGGATCTATCCAGGGGACTCGTTGATCTCTACCCAAGAAGCCATAAATGAAAAGCTCACTGACCTTATTTATATCCTGAGACTGCAAGGATTCAGCATACCAGTGCTCAAAGGCACAACTTCAGAAATTGGCACTTTTGATCCGGGTCAAGCTGTCGCATTGCCTGATAGTCAACATGCTGACTTTAAATTTGAAGCTCCGAATAGTCCGATTAAGGAAGTCATAGAAAGTATTGACTACTTGATAAGGCAAATTGCAGTCACAGAAGGTTTACCGGCTTCTTATTTGGCCGATAAACCTAGCACTCGCAAAAGTGCAGCCGCACTTGTGGAGCAGTCAAAAGAGTTGCAAGAGATAAGGGCCAATGATATTGACCTTTATAAAATTTACGAAAGGCAAGTCTTTGAAGTTATCAAGCAAGTCTGGAACTACCACAATTCAAATAAGTTTGGAGACTCCACACTTAAGGTCAACTTCTATGATCCATCCCAAGTAAGCAGTGAGGATAAGGCAGAATTTTGGTCAAAGATGGTAGAGCTTGGGATTTATAGTCCTGTGGACGTTATACAAAAGCTTGATCCTGATTTGAGTAAAGATGATGCAGAGCAAATTTATAAAAATAACAAATCGCTTAATCCAGCGTAAAAGGAGATGTATAATGGAATGTGTATATAAGGATCAAAATTGTTTTTTAGGTAAAGACAATGAAGGCAAGTATCGTTTTGAATATGAAGACGTATTACCAGACAATAAAATCTTTGCATCTGGTACTGGAGATTGCACTTACATGGAGTTAAGGGCACAGATCCTTGATACACTAGATTATGTTGATGAATTTAGTAAATCGGTAATTATAGATAGCCTACTTAAGGCAGCATTAAGCTAAACTCGCCTACTGAGGCGCAAAACCAGGAGTAACAAAATATGACTACAGAACAGAACAACACTGAAAATGTTGAAACCACAGACGAACAGACCACAGATACACAGGTTAGCACTCCTGAGAAAAGTGAAAACATGATCCCTAAGTCCAGGTTTGATAAGGTCATTGGTCAAAAGAATGAACTTAATCAGACTTTGACAGAGCTTGCAGACGAATTGAAGCAGGATATCCCGGAGGATATGCAAGACCTAATTCCTTCTGATTTGTCGCCAGACAAGCAAATAAAGTGGATCAGAAATGCAACAAAGAAAGGTCTGTTTACTAAGGCTAAGGAAAGCCCGGCTTCGGAAACCCCGGGCAAAAGTAACCCACAAGCAAACCTTGACAATATGTCAGGGCCAGAAATGCTTAGTTATTATCACAGCAACAAAAAATATTAAGGAGAAAATATAAATGTCTCTTACTCTCGCAGAACAAGCAAAACTTACTAATGATCCTTTGAAGCGTGGAGTTATTTCCACATTTACAGAAGAAAGCCAGGTATTGAAGTTCCTGCCTTTCTCTAACATTGCCGGTAACAGTTTGACTTTCAACCGTGAAAGCACTTTGGGCAATGTAGGCTTTCGGGATTACAATGAAGAATACACAGAAGGTGGTTCTACTGTTGATCAAGTAACTGCAACCGTCAAGATTTTTGGTGGTGTGGTTGATGTGGACAGAGCACTTGTCAAAACGCAGAACAGCAATGACATGCTCCAGATCCAGCGTGCAGCAAAGGTCAAGGCAATGGCTCGATTTTTCGAGTGGGCATTTTTTGGATCTGAAAACACATCTGCTAACAATGAATACTTTGACGGTATGCGTTATCAGATTAGTGGAGATCAGTTGCTTGACCACGCTGGAGCACAGCTTGACCTTGATTCCTTGGATGAATTGCTTGATACCGTAAAGGGAACCAATAAGGTTCTTTTTATGAACAAGAAAATTCGTAGGAAAATCAATAGCCTTATGCGTAGTGCAGGGCAAGCTATGGAAAGTGTGGGAACTCGTTTTGGGCAGCAGTTTTACGG